CAAAAAGATCTTGGTACTGATTATTGGGCGGATCCTAAAGCACGTTTGGAAGCGATCAAAGACAAAAACGGACAAGTAAGTACTGGCTGGCCAGGGCTAGATAAGAAACTGTTTGGTGGATTCAATAGAGGTGAGCTGAATATATTTGCAGGTGGTAGTGGTAGTGGTAAGAGTTTGTTCTTGGCTAACTTGGGTGTAAACTGGGCATTGGCTGGATTGAATGTTATCTATTTGACATTTGAACTTTCTGAGAACTTGGTTAGTATGCGTGTAGATAGTATGACTACTGATATTCCAAGCAGAGACATTTTTAAGAGCATTGATGATGTTGAAATGAAAGTTAAGATGATTGGCAAGAAGAGTGGAGCATTCCAAGTCAAGTACATGCCAACAGGCAAGAATGCAAATGACATTAGAAGTTTCTTGAAAGAATATGAAATTAAAACAGGCAAGAAGGTCGATGTATTGCTTGTTGATTATTTAGATCTTATGAGTCCTATTGCGGCACGTATTAGTGCAGAGAACTTGTTTGTTAAAGACAAATATGTATCAGAAGAACTACGCAACTTGGCTATGGAACTGAACACACTTTTTGTTACAGCATCGCAGTTGAATAGAAGTAGTGTTGAAGAAATTGAATTTGACCATTCGCACATTAGTGGCGGTATATCTAAGATTAATACTGCTGATAACTTGATAGGTATCTTTACAAGTAGGGCTATGCGTGAGCGTGGCAGATATCAAATACAACTTATGAAGACTAGAAGTTCAAGTGGTGTAGGACAAAAGATTGATTTAGAGTTTGATGTGGATAGCTTACGTATTCGCGACTTAGGCGAAGACGAAGAGTATCAAGAGTTTCAGAAGCGTAAGAGTACTGTGTTTGATCAAATCAAGCGAGGTAACACTGTAGCTCCAACTAACGAAGATGCAGACCCAAGTGAAGGAGATACAGTGGGCAAGATAAAAGCACAAACAGACTCAACCAAACTGAGATCATTTATTAACAACTTAGGGGGAGATGAAGTATAATGCTTATTAAACTTGACACAGACGATTGGAAACTAGGATACTGCAAAGACGATCCTGTTAGGCCACACTTGCCACTAAGTTGGCGTGTACAGGCAGGTAGAGAAGTATATGGACTAGAATCTAAAGAAGGCACTGTTGAAGCAGTAATCTGCGTTGGATATACAAACGATGTTCCTATTACAGAACATGAACTAGATTACTATAGCCAAGCCGCATGCCAGGATGGACAACACGGTGATGTTGCTGTATTCTATACAGTATGGAGTTATGCCAAAGGTGCAGGCAGGCGTATGGTTTTAGAAACAGCAGAACATTTAAAAAATACACGTGGCATCAAAAGATTTGTTACACTCAGTCCTCTTACAGAGATGGCAGAGAAGTTTCATTTACGCAATGGAGCAACACTGTTAGCCAAAGGTAACGAATGCCAAAATTTTGAGTACACCTTATAGCCTTGATAAATATCTTGCGTTAGAAATAACGACTAGGCAAGAAAAGAGGCTATTATGGCGAATACAGATTTAGAAAACATACAAAGGCTATTGGACAGATTTAAAAGGCCTATCCCGACCGGAGACGATTATCAAACTCGTTTAGTTGAAGAATTTGAGCTCATTCTCTCTCAACGTTTCACTGATTACTTCCTACAAATTTGTGACATCATAGACTTAACCACTGACCTCACACACATGACACGTGGGTCTGCAGGTTCAAGCCTAGTTTGCTATCTATTGGGTATCACTGATGTGGATCCTGTAGAATGGAAGATACCTGTGGCACGGTTTATGAATCCCTTTAGGGATGATCTGCCGGACGTGGATATAGACTTTGAACATCATCGACAGACGGAAGTCATGGAAAGGATATTCCGCAAATGGCCAGGTAAAACCGCACGACTATCAAACTATGTTACATACAAGGAAAAGAGTGCAAGGCGCGAGGCTGCCAAACGTCTCGGTGCCACAGGTAAACTCCCAAGAGGCTTTACATACGAATCAGTAGGAGTTGATCCTAAAGAAGCAAAGCGTATTGAACGCAAGCTGATGGGCAAGAAGCGAGCCATATCAAAACACTGCGGTGGTGTGATAATGTTCGATCGACAGTTGCCCAAGAGTCTTATAAGCCAAGACAACCAGATACTGTTAGACAAACACGAAGTAGAAGACTTAGAACATCTCAAGGTTGATGTACTAGCCAATAGAGGACTGAGCCAACTGCTTGAAATCAATCCATACATAGCATTGGCTGATTACCCACGCACAGACGACCGTACAAGCGCCTTGTTGTCAAGAGGCGATGTACTTGGCGTAACACAGGGCGAATCACCTGCCATGCGTAGACTGTTCAGAGCCATACGGCCCAAGAGTGTTGAAGACTGTGTGTTTGCCACAGCATTGGTACGTCCTGTTGCTATGAGCGGAAGACAGAAAGCGGCCATGTTCCAGGACTGGTCAACAGAAGCAGTACAGGACACTGTGGTGTTTGAAGATGATGCTATCGACATTATCGCAGACATTATAGAAGTAGACATGTACGAAGCTGACATGTATAGGAGAGCATTTGCTAAAAAGAATGATGAAAAGATCATGGAGTTCGTTGAACGTATTGGTCACCACCCTCGCAAACAACAGGCAATGGCCGCACTACAGGAACTTAGCGGTTTCGGACTATGCAGGGCACACGCTGTTAATCTTGGACGCCTTATATGGGCACTGGCATATCAGAAAGCACACAACCCCCGAGAGTTCTGGCAAGCAAACCTAAAACACTGTGAAGGATCATACAGAGGTTGGGTATATCAGTGTGAAGCACATCGACTAGACATACCCACAAAGAGTGGTTGGTGGTGGTATGGCTTCCCTAGAAGTTTGGGTGTACGACAGCAGTGGTTGGATCGTGTGGAGTTTGCGGGTGTGATCGCAAACGGTAGAGTGTTCAAAGGACGCACAGGTCGTTGGGTAACATTCCTCACACTGGGCACAGACTATGGTGAATACATAGATGTAGTAGTGCAAAAGCCTATATCATATCGTGATGGAGATGTTGTGGCAGGCGCAGGCCGTGTTAAGCATCAGAACAATTCAGACTACATAGACGCAAGCACAGTTAACTCATACACATTCTCAGAGTGGAGATAACAGCCGCGAAGCGGAGCCGCGCCAAAAAGCCGTGAAACGGTTAACGCAGATTTTACGAAGCTACGAAGTAGTTTGCGGTACGGTTTTTCTAATGGCCAGTAACTGTGTAGCTTACTGTGTGTTACTGTGTGTTTTGAGTGTATCGCCATTGTAGACTGTTTGCGCCTTGACGTACGACACGTTAAACACGGATTTGCGATTATAGATGTCTTTTGTGTGTAGACTGAGTCACACACTCACAGTGTAAGAGGGGTTTTAGTCTATGCACTCAGTAGTGTATTCTTTTGCATTAGAAAGTGCTAATACTGCTAACATACGATCACGTTGAGTTTCAAACACCAGTGTTGTTGAGTCTGGTTGTGTACACGATATACGATTGTGTGTGTATAGATTAAGCAGTGCTGTTTGTGTTGTTATGTCACAGTATACATCTGTTGGACCAGGACCAATTATACTGCCGTAGTTTAGTCTTAGCTTATATTCCGAGTGCGTGATTGGTTTCATGATCAATGTTGGTACAGAATAAAGCAAAGTATGAATACAGTTTGTGTGAGGAACTGATGTGAAAACGTGTGCGGTTAACATGGCATTCGAACGGTATTGCATGGTTACGCAGCTGTGTGAGAACTGTTACAAACTGTGGATCCTTAGTGTATATGCAAAAGTGCGTCATAGTGTATTTACACGGGGAGGGAGTAGAACGCACACTGTGAACAGTTCATGTATATAACTGTTACCACAAGTGCAAGCACACCAAGTATGATGATTATGTTTTTGTTCATACACGTACTTATCGAAATGGGTCCTGTGCTCAAAAAAATTGGCCGCACGGATTTTTTATATGAAGTACTTACAGATTCGAGGTGGTGATTGTGCATCGGTGGATTTTTTCGCTAACAGCTAATACTGTCAATGTTTACAAACACTTACACTGCCCCGTGCCCCTCGGAAGAAAATTTTTTTATTTTTTTTTATTTTTTTCATAAAAAAAATGCGTAACATTTCTGCTACGCATTTCGTGCAATCCTGCTGTAGAATCTAATCCATTCTACTGTTGCTGTAGATCTTAACGTCCGGAAGCTCTGCTCTAACAGT